CTAATCCAATTCCAGTTACAGGTAACGTTGGTATTTCTGGTAATGTAAATGTCACACAAGGCACAACTCCATGGTCAGTAACAGGTAATGTTGGAATAACTGGTACAGCAAATGTTCTTTTAGCAGATGATGCAAATGTCGTTATTTCTGGGTTTGCAGGAGCAACCAGTGATGCATTTGGTCGATTGCGTGTTTCCAATCCAGTTACATTATTTGAAACACAGGCTCGATACTTTGATCATAATCAGTTTGCAAATAGTATTACTGGTACAGCCAATGTTGTCTATGTACAAAATCAAAGCAGTTATCAATTAAATGTTGGATCAGCGTCAGGCGACAGTGTATTGCGTGAAACACTAAAGGCTTTTCCTTACCAGCCAGGCAAAAGCCAACTTACGCTGAACACATTTTGTATGAACACCCCCAAAACCAACTTGCGTCAGCGTTTGGGATTATTTGATGCCAATGATGGTGTTTACTTTGAAAACGACGGCACTTACAACTACTTTGTGATACGGTCGGGATCTACTGGTGTTGAAGAACGAGTAAGACAAGACGCTTGGAACGTTGATCAACTAAATGGTACAGGTCCTGTGACTAATCCGTCAGGTTATACACTGCATGTTGATCGCACACAGATCATGTTTGCTGATGTAGAATGGCTTGGTGTAGGTAGTGTACGTGTTGGATTTGTGTTAAATGGTAGTTATACAATCTGTCATATCTTTAAACATGCAAATCAAGTTGGAAATACCAAAGTTTATATGACTACAGCCACACTGCCTGTTCGTTATGAAATTACAAACACTGGTGCTACTGCTAGTGCCAGCATGATGACACAGATTTGTAGCAGTGTAATCAGTGAAGGTGGTTTTGAGTTGTCGGGCTCAGGTAATCCAAGAGCAGCATCTCATCTATTGGGCACTCCTGTTCGTTTACCTAATGATCAAAGTTTTAAACCTATTATATCTATTAGGTTGAAAAGCGCTAACTTAAATGCTGTGGTTATACCTATAAACTATTCCATTATTCCTATAGCAGGTAGTGTATTTCAATATCGAGTGTATAAAAAAGCCGTAACCTCGGGTGGATCTTGGGTTAGTTCGGCCGCGGATAGTTCTGTAGAGTATAATCTCGCACCCACAGCTTTAGTCAGTGGTGATATTGCAGAACAGACATTTTTGAACTCTACTAACCAAAGTACAGGAGCACCAACTCAAGAAGCGTTTACATTCTCATATCAATTGGAAAGAGAACCATTTACTGGTGTTGCCTATGAATATTGTATAACAATGGCTACCACTGGCACTAATCAAGATGTTTATGCTAGTATTGAATGGCAAGAACTCTCATAATCAAACTGTTTGATTTTTATCAAATATTCATATAAACTACACTGATGTTTAATGCGGTTCAAGATTACACGCTAAGTATACTGCCATCTAAGAAGAAACGTAGCCAAAGTGGTTGGTTAAGTTTTAATGCAGTCTGCTGCCATCACAACGGTGATAACACAGATACCCGAGGCCGCGGCGGAGTTATTACCAATACAGATGGCGGAGTGTCTTACCATTGCTTTAATTGCGGATTTAAAACTGGTTATCAACCCGGCAGGCCACTGAGTTTCAAATATCGAAAATTTCTTAGTTGGTTGGGTGCAGATGTCACCGAAATACAACGACTAGTAGTTGAAGCACTGAGGGTAAAAGATTTAATCAAACCCGAGGATATCAAACCTGTAGTCGAAGAAGAAATAACGTTCACTGCTCGCAAATTACCAAATGAAGCGTTAAGTTTTATGGCCTTGGTTGAATTTTATGAACTAGCAGATAGGCTTGACTATCCACAAGGTTTTAAACATGCAGTTGATTATGTATATCAAAGAAAAATTGATATGCAACGTTATGAATTTTATTGGACTCCCGAAGTAGAATATAAATTATCACATCGTGTTATTATTCCTTTTAAATACAAAGGTGAAGTAGTAGGCTATACGGCAAGAGCATCAAATGACGATGTTAAACCCAAATATCACAGTGATCATCCTGCCCATTTTGTTTTTAATTTAGATGAACAAAACCCGGACAGTAAATTTGTCATTGTCTGCGAAGGTCCTTTTGATGCCATGAGTGTAGATGGAGTAAGCACACAGACCAATGACATCAGTGAACAGCAGGCAGAGTTGATAGAATCTTTGGGTCGAGAAGTAATCGTAGTTCCAGACTTCGACAAACATGTCAACAAACAAGGCAAGGAAGTTTGGCCCGGGCAACAAACAATTAATCGTGCAATAGAATACGGATGGAGTGTGAGTTTCCCTGTGTGGAAAGACACTGCAAAAGATATCAATCATGCAGTTCAATTATATGGAAAACTGTTTGTTTTAAAAAGTATATTAGATGGTGTTGAATCTAATCCAATAAAAATACAGTTAATTACAAAGAAAAAGTAAATAGAAAAAATTATGTTTGACAAAATAACGTTTACCGGTTGCTCGTTTACAGTTGGAGAAGGGTTGCCTTTAGAAAAAGAAGATACAGAAAATTATTCGAATATAGTAAGCAATTATTTTTCTGCGTCTTGCAAAAATATAGCAGAGTCAGGAAATAATAATCACGATATTTTTGTTTCTGGAGTACAAGAACTTTTGTACAATACCCCTGACTTGCTAATAATTCAGTGGTCTGGTTTAAAAAGAATTAAATTTTGCCCATCGCCTAATGTCGATGACAATCTTAAAATTATTAATTACAAAGTAAATGAACATTTAATAAAAGTTTTAAATTCATGTCATGATACAATTTTTCATAATGAAAAAGAAATTCAATGGTTTCTAGACAAACTACTTTTGTTAAATCATGACGGTCAAAATATTGTTGATTTAGTAAAATATACTAATATTTTAGAGTCGTTGTCTAAAAAATTAAATTGCAAAATATTATTTGTAAATGGATTAATAGGATGGTCTAAAGATTTAGTAAATTATCAAATAAAGAATTTTCAGACTGATTTAACAGATTACACTAAGTCATTGATTGAAATAGAGTCTCGAGACGATAATGAAATTATAATGCTCTTAGAAAAACTACAATCTCATGTAAAAACTGTAAACTTTAATTTATGGTTGAATCCTTTTGATTCTTTTTACAAAATGACCGTAGACTTCGGTAACGACAATATGCATCCAGGGCCAAAAAGTCATGCTTTGTTTGCTAACAAAATTATAAATTATTTTAATATATGAATAAAAATTATACAGTTGATTTGCAAAAATTATTTTTGGAAATGATTCTGCAGAATGCAGAAAGTTATCTCCGTGTTCAAAATATTTACAATCCCGATAATTTTGATCGTAGTTTGAAAAATGCAGCTAAATTTATTAAAGAGCATGTGGACCAACATCGTACTATGCCTACAAAAGAACAGGTATTAGCAGTCACAGGCACAGAACTTAAACCGGTGCCTGACATTGGAGACAATCATTATGATTGGTTCATGATCGAATTTGAAGGATTCACTAAAAAATATGAACTAGAACGTGCTGTTCTAAAAGCCGCGGACATGATTGAAAAAGGGGACTTTGACCCTATTGAAAAGATTATCAAAGATGCTGTGCAGATTAGTTTAACCAAAGACATGGGCACAGACTACTTCGCAGACCCTCGTGCCCGATTAATGAAAATTAAAAGCAACAACGGGCAGATTAGCACAGGTTGGCCCACCATGGACAAGAGATTATTTGGTGGTATGAACCGCGGAGAGTTGAATATTTTTGCCGGAGGATCGGGCTCGGGTAAAAGCTTGTTCATGCAAAACATTGCATTAAATTGGGTGGTTGCTGGACTAAATGGTGTGTTTTTAACATTGGAACTCAGTGAAGAACTGTGCGCCATGCGTATTGACAGCATGGCTGCAAATGTCAGTACTAGAGAAATTTTTAAAGAACTGGACACAGTTGAATTAAAGATTGGCATGTTGGGCAAAAAGTCTGGTAGCCTGCGTATCAAATACATGCCAGCGCAGAGCAACGTCAATCAGATTCGTGCGTATCTCAAAGAATTAGAAGTACAGACTGGCCGTAAAACAGATTTTATTATGGTAGACTACTTGGATCTCGTTATGCCAGTCAGTGCCAAAGTCAGCCCCAATGATTTGTTTGTCAAAGACAAATACGTTTCGGAAGAGCTAAGAAACTTAGCCAAAGAATTCGGCGTGTTGATGATTACCGCTAGCCAATTAAATAGAAGTGCAGTTGAGGAGATTGAATTTGATCACAGTCATATCTCGGGAGGTATTAGTAAGATCAATACCGCAGACAATGTATTTGGAATTTTTACATCCAGAGCTATGCGTGAACGTGGTCGTTACCAGATCCAATTAATGAAAACTCGTAGTAGCAGCGGTGTGGGCATGAAAGTAGACTTAGATTATGACATCGACACACTACGTATTACAGATCCAGGTGAAGAAGCGCAGGGTACACCGGGTACAGTAAAGCCACAGGTTGGTAGCATTATGAGCAGTATTAAAGCAAGGTCCACTAGTGCAGATGACGCAGATGCGCCGAGAAAATTTGAAAGAGCGCAAGGAACTCCTGCATGGGAGAAACCAATCGTTGGAGGCTCAGGCGAAGCGCAAAATGCCAAACTTAAACAAATGTTAGCGGGATTAAAGAAAGTCGATTAAGTCAGCTAGCTCTGGCAGATAATTTTTAATAGATATATTTTTTACTTGATCTTGCAGACTAATACGATCTAGCATTGTGTAAAAATCTTTGTCATCTTGATCTGTGTGCGGGCTACCTATAAAAAACTCTAGGTCTTTAGTATGTCCAAATTTTTTAAATATGTATTCTTTAACGGTCCTCGGTAATGCACTAGGTCTAAAGTGACTTGGATTAATGACAGGATTAAAATGATAATTTAAATTTTCTTTTTTGAACCATTCTACAGTTTCATGATGATATAAAACATTTAAATTGCTAGTAGTATGACTAACACTATTGTTATCTGTAATAGTTCTAAAAAATTCTAAATTCTCTAAGAGTTTGTCCCATTTAAGAGGAAATCGCATGTATTCAAATACAGGACCTAAGCCATCTATGCTAATATTAAAACTTACATTTTTAAATTTTTTAAGTAAATCTTTTTTATTTTGATCCAAGTCAACACTACCGTTTGTAGTAAAAGTAATAAAACAATTAGTATTGTTGTATTCTATTAATTTTTCCAATATATAAAAATTTAATTTTTCGTATAACGGTTCTCCGCCTACAAAATTTATTGTTATTAAATTTTTTAAATTTAACTCGTTATCAATTTTTTCTTTGGTGATTGATGTGCTTGTTCTAGGAATAATGTTAAGTTTTCTTTCTAACGGAGCCCATGCACTGCTTGGCCCGGAACCACAAGTAACACATGTTGAATTGCAGGTATTGCTAGTAACACTTTTTACCATTAGAGTTTGATATTTGCCATTTCTGACATCTTCTTCTATGAATCGAATATCTCTATTCCAGTAAAAATCTAAAGCAGAGTTTTTTAATTTTCTATCACTAATTAATCCAGCATCTTCCAGTTTCCAACAAGCTGAGCAAAATGAACTTCTTTTTTGGGATAAAATGTCTGATCTGACATTGTTTATGTTATAATGTTTTGGTAATAGACAGCAATGTTTCCCCTTGCTGCCACTGCTAAACTCATAGCCAAAAAATGGCAAAACACAAAAGTAATTGTTCATAGCATTTGAATAGTATATAATAAATATATTTAATCTGGAGCAAAATTTTGCAAAAAAAGACTCGTAGTTTACTGGAAGAACTAGATTCGTTACGATTACACAAAGATAAAGAGAATCTTGTGGAAAGCCGAGCCAATCACGTCATTACTGGCGCCATACATCTTATTAACTTTATTCGTGAAAATTACGATAAAGAACAAGCAGAAGAATTGGAACGTAGATTAATAAACAGCATTAGGTCGCAGGACACAGCTAAATTTAGCCGCGGCGTTAAAAGGATTTCATATGAAAGTAAATGAAGTTATTACTGAAGCCGGGGTATGGCAAGGTATTAAGAATGTGGGCCGCGGCCTTGGTCAAGCGATGGGCGGCGCTGCAACTAAAGCAGTCCGGGGACTAGATTTACTTGCAGGTGGATCAGGAGATGTGGGAACTAGAGCACAGCGGGCACAGCGCCAAACAGACTTACTTAAAAATAATTTAGCTAAGATAGACAAAGAATTACCTAAACAAGCTTTGGCATATTTTCAGACTCGACTGGCAGATCAGGGCATGAACTTAGATGATCCCACTAGTTTTAATCCGACGGCTGTTAGAAATGACATGCGGGCGTTTGCTTTCGAATTTTTTGCAGGCGGCGAAGATCAGCAAGTTAAATCCTACATAGCACAAACTTTGCCTTTTGAACCACTGCCTAATAAAATAGATAGACAGACTGCATTAAATTATTTTAAGGAAATAACAAAAATAAGATCCAATGCTGCAATATGGGTATCACAAAATCAAGAAAATCTTGCCCGAGCAGAGAAAAAACGAACTGACGGGCCTGCGCCCGGGATTGCTCAAAGTGTGTCAGTGGTTAATTCTGCAGACCCGTTAATTTTACGATATAAAAACACAGACTTTGCTCTTACTGATGACGACAGATGGGTGTATTTTGGTAGCAAAAAAGAAGCAAGTCCCGAAATGACGCAATTTTTAAATAGACAATTAAGTAAACTATGAAATTATTTGAAATTAAAGAAGCTCCTGCGGCATGGTTATTATGTGAAGCAGCAGAAGGCAAAAATGTACACTTAGAACATGTGGAAGATCTTGTCTACAATGAAGGTTATTTAGGCGCACAAAAAGCACTTAACTATATGGAGGGCCTTCGCAGAATGTTTGCACAAGGAGAAGGTCAACCAGTTAAAGTTACAGTAAAATGGGACGGAGCTCCTGCTATCATCTGCGGCACTGATCCATTGGATGGCAAATTTTTTGTAGGTACAAAAAGTGTATTTTCTAAAAATGAACCTAAACTATGCAAAAGTGCAAAAGATATTAGAAACTTTTATGGGGCACAAGAAGGACTAGCCAACAAACTTACCATTGCCTTAAAATATTTGAGTAAATTAGGCATAGGTAATGTGCTGCAAGGCGACTTGATGTTTACACCTGGGGATGTCACAACTGCTGCTTTGCCCAGCGGTGCTGGCACAGAAGAATGCTATATTTTCACTCCTAACACTATTACCTATGCAGTGCCTGTAAACAGTGAATTAGGCAAAAGAATTGAAAAAGCTAAAATAGGTATAATTTTTCATACAGCCTATGAAGGTGATAGTTTACCTAACATGCAGGCTGTTTTTGGTGCGTCTGTGGCTGGCCTACAACCTAACAGTGCTGTTTGGTATGACGACGCTACATATAAAGACTTTACGGGCAGAGCCAGTTTGACACCCGACGAAGATGCAAGAATTAAGGGTACATTAACTGCTGCTGCAACTACATTCAAGAAAATTAAGGAAAAAGACTTTAATCGTATTATCTTTACTGGCCGCACTACTAAAGGCGGCGACGAAGAAATGACAGAATTTGCCACTTACATTAAACCTTTCATTAATAACATGGTGCGTGGTGGAACACAGGTAGGCGACCCCACAACATTCTTGAAGAATTTCCTGACATTTTACAAAGGTAAAATGGAAGCAGAGATTGCTAAACTAAAAGGTGGGCCCGACAGTCCTGCTGCTGCTGCCCGTATACAAAAGATACAGGATAAAGAACAGTTCATGGCCGACAACAGTAACATATTGCTGGGAATTCTTGCCATATATAAACGGATAATTGAAGCCAAAGTCATGCTATTACAAAAGATGCAGCAAATTGAAAATATAGGCACTTTCTTAAAAACTGACAACGGATATCGAGTAACAGCGCCTGAAGGATTTGTTGCTATCGGACACGACGGCGGAGCAGTTAAGTTAGTTGATAGAATTGAGTTTAGTAAAGCTAATTTTACTGCCCCTAAACAATGGAAAAAATAATATTTTTTTTACCGATCAACTAGGTAAACAATGCAACATAATTTCATCGACGAAATACATTGTAATTCTAAGAATAAACATATAGTTTTATTTTCAAATTATCGCACCGGATCAACTGTCTTAGGTGTAGCCATATCAAATTTAACAAGCTTAAAATTTTATCCAGAAGTATTTTTACCAAATAATATAAATAGATTTACCCAAATGTGGGATTCAGTTAATCAGGGTAAAAAAGTAATAATTAGTATTCAAGGCGATCAATTTACTGATTATGCTGATCATTTTTTAAATCATAAACTTGTACTTGGCAACAGTTATACAATTAAATTACACAGGAAAAATTTTATAAATCAGCTAACTAGTTTTTATATTGCAAATAAAATTGGAAAATTTTCTCACTATCGAGAGGATTCGATAATTGAATACGAAGTAATGATTGATTATTCATTATTAAATGAGTGCTTTAACCACTTATTGAAATCTAACAGAATACTAAGCGATCTAAATAAGCCATTTGATTTAAAATTAACCTACGAAGATCATATAACATTATTGCCATCTAAATTGACGTCAAATTTCTTAAAGACCCCTTTGCCTAAAAATTATGTAGATTTGAAAAATGAAATATTGATTTTTTGCAATGAAAGGCTTGGTAAAGACCTCATTTTTTTAAAAGAAGCATAAATATTTACATGCGTTAAGTCGCAGAATTTTTAAAGGAAAAATAAAATGGCAGTTTTTACACGTACAAATGGTAATGCACAAAACGTAGTCAGCGTTGGTAACATTGCTCTAAGCACAGAAGCATCAAGTGCAAACGTATTGATCAGCACAGGTATCGGCAAGCCAGTTCAGGCTTTTGCTATTAACTCCAACGTTTCTATGACCACACAATTTGGTACAGGCGAAGGCGTTGAAACAATCCTACGCACTATTGGATTGAATGCTACATTGCTAGCTTACCAAGTTGGTACAGCAAACAACGGTGCAGTTACAAACGGTCTTCTAAGCGTTCTTGTTGAAGAATCAGCTTGGAATGCAACAGACCTACAAGCTAACATCGTCGCAGCTACCAGCAGCGGTTACAATACAACAGGTATTGTAGTTACACAGCCTGGACTACGTCTAGCTCAATAATTTTAGCGTAAGTTAAAACAAAAAGGCACTTTTATAGTGCCTTTTTTGTTGGCTATAAATATTTTTATGAAAACGTTTATATGCGCTACTCTAATAGATATAACCCCCACAGATGTTACCAAAGGCGATAGCCCCGAACGAGATCAACAACGTAACTGGGAAACAGTATTACAGGTATTGGGATTAAAAACTCAACCAATAATTTTAGGAGGACCTGAAATAGTGAATAATTTTGAAGGAGCTAATAAAATATTTGGAGAATTTTATCAGACTATGCAAAAAGTCTGGGTATTTAAATTTACCAGCGAACAAAATATATTCACTGAAGATCAATTATACGAAGATTTTGAACAAGTACCAGTGATAACTGGGCTAGACGAATCTGCCAGATTCATGCTGCCGATTTTCCATAGCTATGGGATATTAAAAAACATATATTTTTCTGCTGTAGATGAACTAAATATTAGTTGATGCTACGGCACCATTAAGGCTTCTCTTCACGGCACATTTAGGCAACAAATTAAAGCATCGCTATATGGGGCGTAATATGAGCAAAACCACCGACATTGAAAAGAAGAACCTTGAAGCGCACGTAGAACTTTGTGCGGAAAGGTATGCAGCTTTGGAAAATAAACTAGATAATCTGGACGAGCGGATGACAGTCATTGAGCGTCACGTTGTAGAAATTAAAGACAGTATCATCAATAAGACAGGTGGCATTAATAAACAAATGATAACCATTGGAACTACTATAGTTGGGGTTATGTTTACAGCCGTTATCAGCCTGTTAATTCATCTGGCATCAAAGTGAAAATCGTAGAACTTACGCAAAATATAAATGTGGCCATCACAAATGAGGAGGCAGACATGCTGTCTCAATTTGACGAAGAAACACCTGTAATGGCTAAAGGTGATATGGATGACAGACAACAACATATGGCTAATCAATTAGTGAATAAAAATCTATTAACAAGAAAAAATGAAAACG